TGGCTTTGTTGTCATGATATAAACTCCCTATTAGTTAAATGAATACTCGCTTTGCTGCTCGAGTAAGTACATTATCATCTATTTCTTTCCTATTGTCAAGCATTATCTTTAGTTAACGTCAGACGTGAACATAACCGGCATATCCAGACCCCACCGTACCCCTATACCCCCAAATGGGTTTGGGTCCCCCCTCGCGCGCGTGTGCTGTGTTTTACACATTAGACTACAACTAAACCACAATCACATATCAAAGTAACAACATAGCCCCCACCCCCTTGCAATTTCCATAAGAGTGTGTTTTAATCCGCAAATCCGAAATACCCCCATACCTTTTTAATTAAGGTTCCATATGCGGGGGGTATACAAATTTTTGAAAACTTATGCCACTAGTAATCACACCAGAACTAGGCATCCCCTTACCCCTCGACGTGACACCGGAGGAGGTAGAACAATTTCGTGAGCGAGCAGCCGCCGCTGTTTTGACGTTACGTGAACTTATTGATGCAGGCGGCGAAGTAGAAGTAACCGACCAAGATAGTCGGAATGCACATGAAATTATGGTGGGCGCAGCCCCACTAAAAGTTGCCAAAACCCCACCCGGCACAATTCTTAAGTTAGAGGCTCTCTTAACCCATTACGACCATGAGTTCTTGGGGGCTAATCGACGTATTGCCAATTATGTAACTAATAGACTTCTGGAAGAGACAGAAGATGACGACGCACGTATAAGACTAAAAGCGCTTGAATTATTGGGTAAGCGCAAAGGTGTAAATCTATTCACAGATTCATTAGAAATAACAGTAAAGCAGAAACCGACCGAAGATTTAGAAGGCGAGTTGGTTACGCTCTTGGAGAAATATATGGGTGTCGCCGAGGTAGTTGACGCAAATCCTGCGCCAGTGATTGACCTCGATGCTGAATTAGCCGCGCTCGATGATCCCGAACCAGACACAGAACATACTCCAAGCGATCCAGAGTAATCCTACTCTCCTCGCCACATTACCAACTGAGGTTCAACTTCGGGTGGTAGAGCTATTGTCTGAATTAGACGAGCGCAAATCTGCAGATTTAGCTAAGGTAGATTTCATGCAGTTTGTGAAACGAGTCTGGCCTAACTTTATTAATGGAGCACACCATGTCAAGATGGCTAGGGCATTCGAGCGAGTCGCTCGTGGGGAATGTAAGCGGCTTATTATCAATATGCCTCCTCGTCATACTAAGTCCGAGTTTGCTTCTTATCTACTACCTGCTTGGTTTTTGGGAAACTTCCCAGCGAAAAAAGTTATTCAAACGTCGCATACAGCGGAGCTTGCAGTCGGGTTCGGGCGAAAAGTACGTAACTTAGTAGACTCCGATCACTATAAAGCTGTTTTTCCAGAGCTGGCACTACAGTCAGACTCTAAAGCGGCTGGTCGATGGAACACATCTAAGGGCGGTGACTACTTCGCTATTGGTGTGGGCGGTGCTGTAACCGGTAAAGGTGCAGACATTCTCATAATTGACGACCCGCATTCAGAACAAGAGGCAGCACTTGCCGAAGTAAACCCCGAAATCTACGATAAAACCTACGAGTGGTACACATCAGGACCTCGTCAGCGGCTACAACCGGGTGGGGCGATCATCATAGTTATGACTAGGTGGTCTAAAAAGGACTTAACAGCCCAAGTTTTGAAAGCTGCAGCCCAGAGAAGCGGTGAAGAGTGGGAAGTTATTGAGTTTCCAGCCATTCTTCCATCAGAAAAGCCACTTTGGCCTGAGTTTTGGTCATTAAAAGAACTCCAAGCACTAAGAGCTGAACTGCCTAACCAGAAATGGATGGCGCAGTACATGCAGAACCCCACATCTGACTCGGCTGCTATCGTAAAACGTGATTGGTGGCAAATTTGGGAGGCAGATCACCCACCCTCGTGTGAATTTGTGTTGCAATCATGGGATACTGCGTTTGAAAAATCTACCCGAGCCGACTATAGTGCGTGTACTACTTGGGGAATTTTCTACCAACCTGACGATGCAGGGGTAACTCAGGCTAATATCATACTTTTGAACGCTTTCCGAGATAGGATGGAGTTTCCGACACTCAAAAAGAAAGCTATAGAAGAGTACAACGACTGGGAACCTGACTCAATAATTATTGAGAAGAAGGCATCTGGCGCTCCGCTTATCTATGAGATGAGGGCGATGGGTATTCCTGTGCAAGACTTTACGCCGTCAAAGGGTAATGACAAGATTAGTAGGTTAAATGCGGTATCAGACATATTTGCGTCAAAGCGGGTATGGGTACCCAACACACATTGGGCTGAAGAAGTAGTAGATGAGGTAGCTTCGTTTCCGGGCGGCGATCATGATGACTATGTTGACTCGGTATCAATGGCAATAATGAGATTTAGAAAAGGTGGCTACATCAGGACAGTAAATGATGAGCCTGAAGAGGTACGAGAGTTTAAACGCAGACGTGCGTATTACTAGAACTAAGGACTAAATATGGCAATAGATAAAGCACTTAACCAAGCCCCGATGGGTATGGGTGGAATCATGGAACAACTGCCCATGACGGCAGAACCTGAGATTGAAATTGAGATCGAGGACCCAGAAGGTGTAAGACTTAACCTAGATGGTACAGCTATCGATTTAGATTTTGAAGAAGAGGACGATGACTTCTCTAAGAATCTTGCAGAAGACCTTGATGAAGAGTTATTGGCCTCATTAGCTAATGATTTAATTAGTGACTTTGAAGACGACATCTCCGCACGTAAAGATTGGATGCAGACTTATGTAGACGGTCTTGAGTTGTTGGGTATGAAGATTGAAGAACGTAGTGAGCCTTGGGAAGGAGCTTGTGGTGTCTATCATCCCCTTTTATCTGAAGCTCTGGTTAAGTTCCAGTCGGAAACCATTATGGAGACGTTCCCTGCTGCGGGTCCCGTTAAGACGAAGATCATTGGTAAAGAGACGAAAAAGAAAAGAGATTCGGCGGAACGTGTAAGAGACGACATGAACTACCAGCTCACCGAAGAAATGCCTGAGTATCGTCCAGAGCATGAGCGTATGTTATGGGGCTTGGGTTTATCTGGTAATGCGTTTAAAAAGGTCTACTACGATCCAGCGTTAGGTCGTCAGGTATCTGTGTTCGTGCCTGCTGAAGATGTAGTTGTACCTTATGGCGCATCAAACTTAGAAACCGCAGAACGTGTAACCCATGTAATGCGTAAGACTGAGAATGATGTGCGTCGTTTACAAGTTGCTGGCTTTTATCGTGATATAGAACTACCAGAACCTGTAAATACTCTAGATGAGATAGAGAAGTCTATTGCCGAGAAGATGGGCTTTAGAGCTACAGCAGACGACCGCTACAAACTATTAGAGATGCAAGTTAATCTCGACTTAGAAGGTTACGAAGATAAAGACGAAGATGGGAAACCTACAGGTATAGCATTGCCTTACATCGTCACAATCGACAAGTCTTCACAAGAAATATTAGCTATTCGTCGTAACTGGGAACCTGATGATGAGGGCTGTCAGAAGCGTAATCACATGGTTCACTATGGTTATATACCGGGCTTTGGTTTCTATTGCTTTGGTTTAATCCATTTGATCGGCGCATACGCAAAGAGCGGAACGTCTTTAATTCGCCAATTGGTTGATGCAGGTACTCTCTCCAACTTACCCGGTGGTTTAAAAACCAAAGGCATGCGTACTAAGGGTGATGACACACCTATCAGTCCCGGTGAGTTCCGTGATGTGGACATTGCTTCGGGTACGCTAAGAGACAACATTCTGCCTCTGCCATATAAAGAGCCAAGCCAAGTATTAATGAGCTTGATGAATCAGATCGTCGATGAAGGTCGTCGCTTTGCTTCTGCTGCTGATATGAAAATATCGGATATGAGCGCAAACAGTCCAGTAGGTACAACGCTGGCTATGTTGGAGAGAACACTCAAGGTGATGTCGGCTGTTCAGGCTCGCATCCACTACGCAATGAAACAAGAGTTCCGTCTCTTAAAGAACATCATTGCTGAGTACACACCAGAAGATTACGACTACGATCCAGCTGAAGGCTCACGTCGTGCTAAAAAATCTGACTACGACAACGTAGAAGTTATTCCTGTCAGTGACCCTAACGCTGCAACAATGGCGCAAAAGGTTGTTCAATACCAAGCAGTCATGCAAATGGCTCAGGCAACACCACAGATATATGACATGGTGGAGCTTAATAAGCAGATGTTGGAAGTTCTAGGTATTAAGAATATCGGTAAGTTAATCCCTAGCGCAGAAGACCAGAAGCCGAAAGACCCTGTGTCCGAGAACATGGCAGTAATGAACATGAAGCCGGTCAAAGCGTTTATCTATCAAGATCATGAGGCTCATATCGCTGTCCACACAATGGCAATGAAAGACCCGAAGATCGCTCAGATAGTTGGTCAAAACCCACAAGCTCAAATGATGATGGCTGCAATGATGGCTCACATTAATGAACACGTGGCATTCCAGTATCGCAAAGAGATCGAAGAGCAGTTGGGTGTACCACTGCCGAAGATGGACGAGGAGTTAGACCCAGAAATGGAACTCGAAGTTTCTCGCATGATGGCAATGGCGGCAGCAAAACTATTCCAGAAAGATTCTGCAGAAGCGCAACAGCAACAAGCTCAACAAGCAGCGCAAGACCCTGTCCTACAGATGCAGCAACAAGAGTTGCAATTGAAGGCACAAGAAGTCGAGATCAAGAGACAAAAGCTTCAGATAGATGCGGCAGCAAAACAAGATCAGTTAGAGATCGAACAAGCTCGTATCGAAGCACAGAAAGAAATCGCAGGCATGCAAGTCGGAGCAAAAGCACAGAAAGACAAGATGGATATGGAAGCCAAGATGGAGTTGGAAGGTCTACGTATTGGATCAGAAATATCCAGAAACAAAGCTCAGATGACGTTACAAGAGCGTCAGGCTATGAGACAAATGCAAGCGCAGGCGAATAAACCAAAAACCAATAAAGGTGACTAATGGACAAGACGTTAGAAATCATTAAGCAAAGTATTAATGAGAAACAGGCACAGATTGCTCACGCAATGAGTAATGGTGCTGCAAAAGATTACGCAGAATATCGCGGAATGTGTGGGGAGATTCGAGGTCTATCCCTAGCAGAAGGCTACATACTTGACCTTGCAGACCAAATGGAGAGAAACAACGATGACTGAGTCAATCATCATAGCAACAGAAAATGGTGAAATTTCAACGCTGCCAGAAACAGCGGAAGAAAAAGCCACGCAATTACCAAAACCGTCTGGTTACCATATTTTGGTAGCACTACCAGATGCAGAAGAGAAGTACGAGAGCGGCATTATTAAAGCAGACTCAACCAGACATTTTGAGGAAGTTTTAGCTACCGTATTTTTTGTAGTTGATCTTGGCCCAGATTGCTATACGGATAAAGAACGTTATCCATCAGGTCCTTGGTGTAAAAAAGGCGACTTCATTCTTGCTCGTCCTAATTCAGGTACCAGATTAAAGATTCATGGTCGTGAATTCCGAATGATTAATGAAGACACAGTTGAAGCAGTTGTGCAAGACCCACGTGGCATCAGCCGCGCATAAGGAG